TTCTGTGTTTGCGTTATATCCTTTGGGTGGCACAAGATGTGGAATAGTTAGTTCAGCACTCTCTCTTGCCCTCTCCAAATATGTCTCTCTATCTATCTCTAACTTTTGGTATTGACCCACTATTGAGTTTTTGTCATTATTTACAGACTTATCTGTAAGAGTATATTTCGCCATAATTAACTAGTTGGCACTTGTATGCCACTGCCTGATGATGCTAAAGGTATTCTCAAACTTCCTCTACCTAGTCTTTTTCTATTGTAGTTTGAAGCTGAAGAACCCACATTCATTCCACTTTCTGCAATAAAAGGTGCTTTCTGTTTAGTAGTCGCCTTTGCCACTGTTGGTGGTGTTGCAGGAATTGGTTCAGGTGCAGGTGGTGGACTGGGTGCTTTTACTGATACGCACATATTTATGTCTCCTCTTGTACTTGTTTTTCTTTAATTAAATGATTTACGACAGACCTTTGACCTGATTTAAACCAGACTTCTTTTTCAGTCTCATTTATATCTGGGCATTTATCAGGAAAAATACTGCCTAAGTATTCAATGACTTCATTACTTATTAATGGTTTTTTTATCTTTTTTGTCATTAGATACTCCTAAAGTGGTACTTAATTGCTGTCTTTTATGTTTAATTTCTCCTGCGATTGCAGAATAACCACACATATCAATAAAATCGTCAGGGTTAAACTTTCCTAACTGCGTTCTTGCTATCTTTAGCAATGTCATAAGATTAGCTACATCTTCAGGTAATATAATAATATTTAACTGTGTTTTATTTTGTAGATAACCAGACCATAACCTTGCTATATTCTCATGGTTCGCAACTTTTTCACCATGAGTATCATTTCTATCGGAACTAACTAGCTTTCTTGCTGTGTCCAATATTTTTGTACTGTCCATATTTATAACTCCATAATTTAGGTTGATTGTTTCTTGTTGTGTACTCACCATGTCGTAATATTCTTGCTAATCTTCCTTGATGGTAAGCATCTTCTACAGTCATCTTATTACGAAGAAATTCTTCAATGACTGATTTCCAATTTGCATCTATATCTTTTTTAGGGTCAAGTATTCTAGATGCCTTAACATGACCAACACCAATGCAACCTTTATAACCATCAGTTTGGTCTCCTGTTAATGTCTGTGTGCAAAAATGATAATCTGCTAATTTTAAATCAACTTTTTCTATTTGATTATCTATTATAGAACAATGCCATGCAGGTATCGTTCTCATATCTTTATCGCCAGATATAATTACACATTTATCTTTGTATTCACCTGTAGCTAATATTCCTATTGTGTCATCAGCTTCAAGATTAGGATATGATTTACATGGATAAGTTTTTTCTATCCAAGTTCGTAATGCTTTATAACAAACTGGTTTTCTAATAGACTTTCTATAAGACTTATAACTATCATCAATTTGTTTTCTAAAATTTAATATATCACTAAATAAAACTAAAAATGTACCTGCATTAGTTTTATCCATATAATATTTTAAATTTTGTGAGAATAT